GGGCATTGAGGCGATTAAAGCCTTAGGCCTGCGCCAAAAAAATCCTGAGACACTGCGCCTCACCACTCAGCACGGCGCGAGCAATTACGGGATCGGCGTTTTGCTCCGAGGCAAGTCTGGCGAGATCCTAGATGGACGCAGTTTTGAGGCTATGCACAGAGGTTTTGGTGCGTGGATCGAGTGCGACAGCGCCGACACTAAGCGGCGCGTCGGCAATGCTTTGGCGTGTTTTGGCAACAACCATAATATGATTAGATTATTTTGCAACGACAACGACGGCAAACACACAATCACACGCGCACAGGAGATAGCATGAGCACAATTACAACTGACCAACAGGCAGCAATTGCGGAAAAATTGGCGAACATGCACCTGCCGTCGGGATTAGGCGACGAACAGTCGGCGTGCTCAATTGCAGCCATCAATTTGGCGCTTTATGGCAGGCTCACAGACGAGATCCCGGATTGTATGTCGGAGGTAATTGGCCAATGGATCATCGTAGTCCAGGACGCGATGCCGGGGGAGATGCGTAATTCTGCGCGCTGGAAATCCCTGCTGCCGCTGGCGGCTGGCACCGGGCGAGGGCAGGAACAAGAGCGGCTTGATATCATTTTAGACTGGATATGGGGCACCGTCCTGCCCTCGCTCCAGCCGCTGGCTGATCAGCGGGGATTTGGCGAGCAGTGGCAAAAAATGACTACCGAGCGCACGGCCAAATCGGCAGACGCAACGGCGTGGGCGACGTTGGGGTGGGCGACGTGGGCGAGGGCGGCGGAGGCGGCGGCTAGGGCGGCGGCGAGGGCGGCGGCAACGGCGGCGGCAGCGGAGGCGGCGGCGGAGGTGGCGGCAACGGCGGCGGCAGCGGCGACGGCGGTGGCGAGGGCGGCAGCGGAGGCGGCGGCGGAGGTGGCGTGGGCGGCAGCGGAGGCGGCGGCGGAGGTGGCGTGGGCAACGGCTGCGGTGGAGGCGGAGGCGTGGGCAAATTTTGACCCATGTGGGTTGCTTGAGCGATTGATCAAAATTGACAACAATGCACAGGAGGCAGCATGATCGACCCTAATTTTGACCCGACGGCAATCCCGCTTGGGCATACATGCGACAGCGCTGATCGCGTGTTGAGTTACCGCGACGAGACTGGCTTTTGGTATGTTTATACCTACGACGTCAACGGTCGCATTTTGACCTATCGCGAAAAAGATAAATTTTGGTACGTTTACATTTACACCTACGACGACGACGGCAAACACACAATCACAATCACACGCACGCAGGAGGTAGCGTGAGCACAATCACAACTGACCAACAGGCATCAATCGCGTCAAAACTTGCAACAATGCACCTGCCATCTGGATTAGGCAACGAGCAGTCGGCGTGCTCTATCGCAGCCATAAATTTGGCGCTGTCCGGCAGCCTCACAGACGAGATCCCCGATTGTATGTCGGAGGTCATTGGCCAATGGATCATCGTAATCCAAGACGCGATGCCAGGGGAGTTGCGTAACTCAGAAAAATGGAAATCCCTGCTCCCGCTCGCGGCTGGCACCGGGCGGGACAGAGAGCAGGAGCGGCTGAAAATCATTTTAGACTGGATATGGGGCACCGTCCTGCCCTCGCTCCAGCCGCTGGCTGATCAGCGGGGATTTGGCGAGCAGTGGCAAAAAATGACTACTGAGCGTACTGCCAACTCGGCAAACGCAGCGACAAACGCAGCGGAGGCGACGTGGGCGGCGAGGGCAGCGGCGGTGGCGAGGGCGGTGGCGAGGGCAGCGGCGATGGCGGCGGCAGCGGCGGCAGCGGAGGCAACGGCGGTGGAGGCGGTGGCGAGGGCAGCGGCGATGGCGGCGGCAGCGGCGGGGGCGGGGGCAAATTTTGATCCCTGTGGATTGCTCGAGCGATTGATCAAAATTGACAACAACGCGCAGGGGGCGGCATGATTGACCCTAATTTTGACCCATCAACAATCCCGCTCGGGTACACCCGCGACGACGACGGCCGCGTGTTGAGCTACCGCGACGAGCGTGGGCTTTGGTACGCTTACACATGTGACGAGGCCGGGCGCGTGTTGAGCTACCGCGACGACTCTGGATTTTGGTACGTTTACCGCCGCGACGACGCCGGCCGCGTATTGACGTACCGCGCCAGCAGCAGATTTGCATACGACTACACCTACGACGCAGCAGGCCAATGCACAATTACACGCACGCAGGAGGCAGCATGAGCACAATCACAACTGACCAACAGGCAGCAATTGCGGAAAAATTGGCGAACATGCACCTGCCGTCGGGATTAGGCGACGAGCATTCGGCGCGCTCGATCGCAGCAATCAATTTGGCGCTGTCCGGCAGGCTCACAGACAGCATCCCCGATTGTATGAGCCGGGTGATTGGCCAATGGATTATCGTAGTTCAGGACGCGATGCCGGACGCCGTGAGAAATTCGGAGAGGTGGAAATCCCTGCTGCCGATGGCGGCTGGCACCGGGCGAGTCAACGAGCAGGAGCGGCTCGACATCATCTTAGACTGGATGTGGGTCACCGTGCTGCCGTCGCTCCAGCCGCTGGCTGATCAGCAAGGATTTGGCAAGCAGTGGCAACAAATGACTACCGAGCGCACGGCCAAATCGGCAGACGCAACGGCGTGGGCGACGTTGGGGTGGGCGACGTGGGCGAGGGCGGCGGAGGCGGCGGCTAGGGCGGCGGCGAGGGCGGCGAGGGCGGTGGAGGCGGTGGAGGCGGCGGTGGAGGCGGCGAGGGCGGCGGATGCGGTGGCGAGGGCGGCGGCGGCGAGGGCAACAAACGCAGCGGCAGCGGACGCGTGGGCAACGATTTGGGTAAATTTTGATCCGTGCGGATTGCTTGAGCGTCTGATCAAAATTGACAACAATGTACAGGAGGCGGTATGAAGCCAATCCTTTTCAGCGCGCCGATGGTGCGGGCCTTGCTGGATGGCAGCAAAACCCAGACGAGGCGGATAATGAAGCCCCAGCCGTCTTTAGGGCAAGACTTCGGCGGCCGTGTGCTTTGCCCCTACGGCCAACCCGGCGACCGACTGTGGGTGCGCGAGGCGTTTAGCGGCCCGCGCCATCAGGAGCACCACCCGCCGCGAGACTGGCACAGCACGGACGAGATCCACTATTGGGCTGACGGCTGCCCAAATTGCGGCGACTGGACAAAGCCGCGCCCCGGCATGTTCATGCCCCGCTGGGCCAGCCGCATCACACTGGAAATCACCGGCGTGCGCGTGGAGCGACTGGTGGACATCAGTGAAGACGACGCGCGGGCGGAGGGGATCACAGATGGCGGGTGTCTGGAGTGCGGGGGATTTGAAACCAACTGCGGCTGCATCAACCCGCAGCCTGACGCCCGCGACTCGTTTATTTATCTGTGGGAGTCCATCAATGGCCCCGGATCATGGGCAGCCAACCCGTGGGTTTGGGTGGTCGAGTTCAGGCGTGTGGGATAGGGTAGGGGGGCAAAATCTTTTAGGCCAACTGCTGGGAGACCGTAGAGTTTACCCAAAAAACGCACGCGCAAATTTTGCCCCTCGGGGGTGAGAAATCTGTTAACATTGAACAACACTTTGGACAAATGAAAAAAAATTATGACAATTAGAGGGCCAAAACGGAGAACGTATGACGCCGAAAATGATTCTGGAGAACTGGGGCAACTGGAACCGCGTAGACACAGGCAAGCCGCAAGGCTACCCGTCAACGTCGCCTATGTTTGCCAATCACCCAAAGTTCAGCGATCCGGGCTGGGGTGACTCAGAAGCTGCACCGGAACCCGCGAGACCGCCTATCAACGTCGCGCTGGCAGAACGGGCGGACGAGATCATTGGGACGATGGAAATACTCCCCAAGATGGTGCTGATCAACGAATTCTATCTACGCTCGCACAAATTCCGGCGCATGGGCGGTGCTGAGTATTGCGTAAACCTACAAGCGGCCATTGATGATTTCGCGGCAAGGTTCAACCAGCCAACCGGAAAAGCGCAAGTGATCACCTTATTGGAGACTAAGCCAACATGGAAAACGCGGTATATCGCGGCGGCGGCAGGGGTGACAACGGCGTATGTCAGACGGATCAGAAGCGAGATTGTTTCGCGCTAAACGAAATCCGCAACACGCGCAAGAAAAAGCAAAACTTCACAGCTCGCCGATCCGGCGGTGGATTTTGTCAAAACCGTACTCGACCGCCGCCGCCTCGCGGCAGTGCGCCATGTATGGCAGCCTAAAAACATCATTAAACACCGCTGCCGCCCTCGCGTCCGCGTCTAACTCTCGACGTGATTTAATGCCGCACGTCGCCAAAATGTCGCCGCGTACATCAACGTCGCCAGCCATATGACCGCGCTGCCGTTGCCACCATGCCAAAAATGGCGCATCGCTGCACCACGCCACAGCCAGCGCACACAACGGGCCTAGTTTTGTGGTTGATGGCGGCTCATCGGCCAGCGTCTCATCGTCGTTGATCTCGACGAGCACCATTGCCAGTCGCTGCCCTGCCGTTTTGCCGCGCCGCTCCGTCATGCCGCGGAACGCGCTCAACTGTGCGGGGTCAGAAAGCCAAAACGTGATTTTGGCCCCAGATGTATGACTCTCGCTCCACCCGGCGAGCTGCACCTCGTCAGAAAAAATTGGCGTAGTCATTTTTGCACGACGTCCCAGATTGGGACTAGAGTCCCGTGACGGTTAGGATGTTTGCCCAGCTTCGAGCCGCGAATAATTAAATTGTCCCGCGATGCGCGTTGATAAACGCCTCCCCACGCCCGCAGGTTTTGAGGTTGTACTAGGCCAAAATCTATGGACGCCTCAATCAATTCCCACGGCCAAAAACTTTTTTTGTCTCGGACAAAATGCCTCAAAAACGCATAAGCCAAACTCGACCAGCCGCTGTACTCACGATCTGCCCGGTCCGCCGCCGCGTCGATCATGAGCTGTGCATGCTGCGTCGCTTCGTCGATGGTGAGCTGTTTCACGTTCAACATTTTTCAACCTCCTAAAAATTTTATCTAAAAAAGTGAGTTTTGAATGCGCTTCCCAAGCCAAGCCACCACGGGCACGGCCCATGAGTTGCCCAACGCCTTGTAGCGGGGGCCGTCGGGGCACTCGCTGGCGGGTTTCTTGCGCCACGGGATCTGGGTGTGGCTGTCGGGGAAGCCCTGTAGGCGCTCGCACTCCACCGGGGTGAGGCGGCGCACGGCCATTGCTTGAGGAGCGGTCATCACGGCAGGGCGGTTTGCGTGACCACTCATTCCCATGCTGGCGACAATCGGCTGCGCCACGGCGACACCTTGAGCGCAGTCCAGTGTGTGCGTGACCTCCGCTTGAATGCCCCATCCGTTGCTGCTAGTGTTGGCGGTTCTGACGCCATAACTGACGGCCACACTCGCCTGCCCACCAGATGACCCGCACCCCAGTCCGTGCGTTGTTCCATCCGTGCTGCTGATCGGGTCCTGCGACGGGTGGAAGGCGATGGGCTGCGCCACCGCCTGCGGCTGCCCTCGGCCGTCCATGCAGTACGCAGACCCGTCCAGCAAATACTCTTTGCCTTGTGGCCCAGCTTCTGGTGCGCGGCCTATGCAGTGAGGGTGAATGCTGATCACTGGCGTCTGCCCCGCATCCAATGTGCTGTTGATGCCATTGTGCATCCGGGCGGTCAAGCAGTTGCCGACCCCATAATCGTTGCCTGTGCGACTGAAAGGAGGGCCAATTCCAATGCCTCCGGCAATGCCTTCCCGCGCTTCTCTGCTCGGCGCAGTATCCCGGCGCACGCCGTCGAACTCAAAAAGTACCTTGACGGGATCGAAGTCGTATCGAGCACTTGCGACAACGAACACACGGCGGCGTCGTTGGGCCACTCCGAAATATTGGGCGTCGAGGACGCGCCACGCGACTGTTCGCGTGGGGCCAAACACACAACCAGCGTTCGCCCATTTTCCCCCTGGCGGCTCAAGCTCGCCATCCTCGCCGGCAAGCGCTCCAAGAAAGCACCCGAATGCGTTGTCTTTGGTGCTGAGGACTCCGGGCACGTTTTCCCAGACGACGATTGAGGCAGACTCTCCTCGAACAGATCGAGCATGGTCAATTGCATTTGCGATCTCACAAAAAGTTAATGAAAGGTTGCCCCGAACATCATCAAGCGAGTTTCGAAGTCCTGCCACCGAAAAGGCCTGGCAGGGTGTGCCGCCACAGAACACGTCTGGGGCTTCAACCTCGCCCGATAGGATGCGCTCTGGCAGTGTGGTCATGTCGCCCAAGTTGGGAACATTGGGGTAGTGGTGGGCCAACACCGCCGAAGGGAAAGGCTCAATCTCAGAAAGCCATGCGGCCTTCCAGCCAAGTGGGTGCCATGCCACGCTTGCTGCTTCAATGCCGCTGCAAACAGAACCAAATTTCATTGCTGCGTCCATGAAATAGCCCTCTTGAAAAATTTTTGTCAAAAAAGTGAATTTTGAATTTTGGTCTCCGGCTCACAATGCGGACTGCACCAAATCGTCTCGCCGGCACTATTAGCCACAGCCTCCTCTGTGCGTGCGTAGCCTGTCCGCGCCGCCCATTTGCGCGCATCCCAACCGTGAGCCAGCAGGGCGTCATGCTCCCCGGCGTGGCCACAAATCACAATGCGGAGCAGCGGGTTGCCGCCATTGGCCGCGCACCATGCGCCTACGTCGGCGGCCAAATTGGTACCAACGCCTCCAGCCGCATAATCCATCGCGCCTCGGAAATATGGCGGGTCAAAAAACACACCAGTCAGGCCGAGCCGGACGGTCACCGAATCCGCGACCACTCGCGACCAATCGCCGCATGCCACGCGCACATCGCGCAGACGCTCGTGCAACGCCCAAAACCACGAATGAATGAAGGCGCTGCGCTCGCCATCGGTTTGGCGGCTGATGCCCATCCCCGCACCTAGGTGCGGGAGTTGGCGGTTGATGCCCTTCCCGGCATCGCCTAGGTGCGGGAGTTGTCGGTTGATACCCTGCCCCACATTCAAGTGCGGGAGTTTGTCGCGCACGCCACCGCTGCCTAATTTTTTTTCAAACTCATCGTCGTCTCCCAGCACCCAAGGGCCGTCGCCACTGCACCAACCGGAGCCAATCCAATTGCACGCCCCCCAGCACCACCATCCTGCGATTTTGGCGTCAAAAAACTCTGGGTCGGCGTGTAATTTTTTGGTTAAATTCTCAGAGTGCCGCACCAGCCAAGAGTGCCGCGAAAACAAATCGACCTCATTGCACGGCCAGTCTGCATAATGCGCCACGGCCTCAGGGTCAGCATGGATCGCCCTCCAAAAATTGGCCACGAATCCATCTGCATCGTTGATCGTCTCGATCCGTTTGCCCTCAGGGGCGCCGAGCAGCATGGCCGCGCTGCCCGCAAACGGCTCAACATAGTTTTGTACTGCGCCAAACACCTGCCAAACCACGCCACACGCGTTGGATTTCCCACCGAAATAGGGGAACGGGGCTTGGAGTTTTTTGGTCATTTAGCTCCGCCGTTGACGTACAATTTTATTTTTTTAATAGCGTCTTCGCACCCCATGGCGTAGACGTGTGCATAACCGTTTTTTTGCAACACGTCCTCCCACGATTTTTGATGCTTTGTTGCCGCGCCGCCGTTGATGCGTTTTAGCTCAACAAATAAACCATGCGCTCCGTTGGCTGCAAACGGCAAAAACAAATCGGGGACACCAGGGCGCACCCCCTCGCGCCTGAGTCGCGCCGCTGTGGTGATATGTCGTTTGCCGCCATTGGGGATGGCAAAAATCATGCTGTAGGGTGCGCCTGCCATTAGGCACCACTGGACAAATGCGATTTGCTCATGCGTCTCCAGCGGCGTGAGGTTGAGTCTAATCGACGGCATGGCCGCGCTCCTCTCGGACTACCAGCGGCATGGTCGCCCAACAAATTTGCCGTTGCAATCGCGTTGATTTTTTTGTCGCGTTTTGTTTTGCTCGATCTACGTCCCGCGCAATCCACGCGAGCGCGGTCTCTACCCGTGTGCGTTTAATGTGCAGAGTGCAGGCGATGACGGCGGGGTCGGTAATGCCCTGCTCGACCAGTTTTTTAATCGCCGCTTTCATCTCAGCCCCAAATCGTACCTATCCTCGGTGTGCCGGCCAAACGTACCCTCGATCTGCACAACATCGGCAGAGTCAAACCACCATTTTGGATTGGTTTTTATAGCCTGAAAAATAATTGGGCCGACGTCGCGCCCGTTGATTTTGGGTATGCAATCGTTGTCAATTTCCAACACAATTTTCATTTTTTTATGCCCGTTAAATTTGCAAGAATGGGTCGTGCAAGCCTCGGTCGCGCTCAATAACGCGATTGATCATGTCCGTCACGTCTGGCGAGTGCCTGACCTGACCGTCAAGCCAGCGGCGTTTCGCTCGATACGCCCAAGCGGGCGTTGGGGCGCTGAAACCACGCGCGATAGACGCCATACAACGGGCCTTGGCGGCCAAAACGTCAGGAGCTTGAGTGTCTACCGCGTCAACGGATTTTGATGGCTTGTAGGCCGCCGTATTAAGCGCAGGGCGCTGATCTTCGATTAGTTCCAAAAATTCTGGCAGGGTCGGCGGCCAATTTTTGGTCGTGAGCGCGTTGACCGCAGCGGCGATTTGGCGCATCGGATAGGCAGCGATTTCCTCCGACCAGCATTTTTTAACGTCGGCGGGGTTGATGCCCGCCCATTGATCGGCAAATTTAGAGCCGTACATCAGCGCCATGCGAGCGAATAACCGCTCAACGGTTTTGGTCGCGGTCGCCGCGTCTAGTCT